CAATTTTATCTTGTTTAGGGCTATATTTGTCATTTAGCCAGTCAGATATAGATGATGCTCTAATGGATGTCATAGTAGATAAGTCTGATTGAGTTATTCCGCGATTAAGCATGGTTTCTTTAAGTTTTTTGCTAAATGAATTCATAATATTAACTCCTTTCTTACTCTTATTATATACGGAAAAACGAATAAAATGCAATATAAATAATAAAAAAGTTACGGTAAACCGTTGACATTTATTTTTGAGTGGTGTATTATTTAGTTACGGAAAGCCGTAAAGAAAGGATGTGGTGCAATGGATGAAAAATTTGACTATTCTTATTTACGGGGATTTATTAAAGAACATTATGGTAGTAATCTTGAATTTGCAAGATTTTTGGGTATTGGAACAACAGCATTATATGAAAGATTAGCTAATAAAGTGCCGTTTACTCAAACAGAAATTCATAAAGTGGCAACTGAATCGTTAGCAAGAAAGTTGACACCGACTGAGGTTGATTTAATTTTTTTTAAACAATAAAACGGTTTTCCGTAAAACTTTACTTAAATAACTTTAAGGAATGTATAGGAATAGAGGTGATTATATGGAATGTAGGACATATAGCGTTGAGGATGTTGCTAAGATTTTAGGAATATCAACGAAAAGGAGGTGAAAGGATGGATAGATTAGATAAAGTATTAATTGCGTTGAAAGAAGTGTATGGTTATAAATTTACAGATAAGCGAGCTAAATGGGCTAGATATTTGCTCCGTAAAAATAACAGAACCATATATGAAAAAGATATAGAGGAATGGATTTTAGTTAGAAAAGATGCTCCAACAATTCCAGACCTCTATAAGTTATCAAAATCTGTAGAGCCTAATAATTAATCTTCAGGTAGTGAAGAAAGCTCTAGGCTTGATAAAGCTAAATTTTTTGCGGCTCTAACTTTTGCTGATACAGGACTCCAAGTCGTATCGACACTAATTGTTTGAACGTTTTTTTCAAGAAAATGTTTGTACATCTTAAAGTCATTTATGAGTTTTTCTGCCTCTTCTAATATGGCTATATCTTGATATTGATATTTACCAGGGTCAAAGTTAGCAGCCATGACTGAAGACAAGATTTCAAGAAGTGTAAAGTCTGGATCATAATGACTTGCCATTTCGATTATTTTAGTGGATTTCTTTTCAGTATCTCCGAGTGGTAGATGGGCGTCCCATGACAACATAGCTTTTTCTAAAGTTTCGCAGATAGCTAAAAGCTTAGTTGCCCAATGATTGATGTACTTCATTGATTTATCGATTTCCATTACAATCACCTCCTTTCAAGGTGATTATAACATGAATTAGGATGTGTAAAAACAAAAAGAGGTGATGACATGGAATGCAGAACATATAGCGTTGAGGATGTTGCAAAAATTTTAGGTATATCCACAAAGTCAGTATACGACATGGCACAACGGAGAGTTATTCATCGATTGCCGAATGTACCAAAAGTTAAATTTGCACAGAAAGAAATTGATGCCTTATGTGGAATTAAAGATGAGTTTAATGCTCATAACTTTAGGCTCATTAAAAATGAAAATGAGCAGCTAAAAGATGAAAATCAAAGATTAAAAGATTTGATTAAGAAGGCAACAGCAGAGTTATTGCTTATGAGTTCTGCAATTATTGAATAGAAAGGATGAATCCATTGAACGATAAACAAAAAGAGTTATATGAAGTAAGTAAAACATTGGTTGAATATTTAAGAAAAAACGAAACGCCTATGACTACAGCAATAGTCACAGGCGCTGGTGTGGAACTTGTTAGCACAGAAGTGCATGTTCCTTTCCGGGGTAGGAGGTGAATAATATGCGAATGACCGCGAAAGGAAGAGCTGAATACTTCTTGGCAAAGGCTGACAGCGCCTTGAAGTGGCAAGGCAACAAATTATACGACTATTGGTCAAAAGTCATCAGCGAAGCCCTGCGCAATGATAAGAACGAGGCGTGTTTAGAAATTCGAGGCACAGGCATAACAATGAGTGATGCTTATGAGGCGATAGGGTTACTTGTTACAGTAGGGTTTTATGTACACCGGCAAATAGATGCAGAAGGGCATTTATTGTATTTGGTTGAGTGGTAGGAGGTGAGAAGTATGAACACACAAGCAAGTGTAAAAGAGGCTGCCGGCATTCTTGGAATTAGCGAGCAAGCTGTAAGAATCGGCTTGCAACGTGGCAAGTTTGATATATTCGGTCGTGCCATTGACATGACAGGCAAGGGAAAACGGTTCAAATATGTCATATTTCGGGCGCCATTGCTTAAGTTTGTGAACGGTGATTGGACTGTTCAAGAAATCGGGAAGGAGGGGTAAAAATGGACGAAAAGAAAAGTCGTAATGATAACAACTGGGGCGCAAGGTTTGAAATTAATGTAGAAGTCTCGATTGAATCTTTAGAACCTGATGAACTCGAACGATGGGTTGAACGGTTAGCGAAAATACAAAAAGAGTACAGCTGCAACTGCACTCTTTCTGTTAAAAGCTAAAGAGATTGACTATTTAACTCTTTGAGCTTTTTATAAATGGCCTCTACGTATACAGGTAATGCCTCTGGTGAAGGATTTTGTCCTGCTGCTGAAGCACTAGCAACCACTTTGGTCGCGGCTTCAAGGGCCATTGTTAGTAAATTTGAATTGCTAATCATTATAATCACCTCCCTTCTAAGGTGATTATAACATGAATTAGGAGGTGCAAAAATGAATAACCTTGATACCGCTTTGGGAGCGTTAGGGCTTGAAATGATTAAAGCCTTTCAACGTTACCCGGAATTACTTAAAGAATTTGAAGTTTGGAAGGCGTCTCAGAAAGGAGGTGAGAATGATGAGCGTAACGGGGTTATTAGTTAAGAGTTTCGCACTCGGTATGGCGTTTATGGCGTTCTAAAAGGCAAAAAAAGAGCCCTCAACCATGGCCGTGGTTAAAGGGCTACCAAAACAATTTCTATTATTAGTATAACACAGGAGAATCATAAATGATATACAAAAAGGTTTTTGATGCAAAAAAAGCTACAAAAGAAGATTGGTTGCGATTCAGAAAAACCGGTATTGGTGGCAGTGATATGGCTGCAATTATGGGGCTTAGTAAATGGAAATCGCCATTAGATATTTGGCTTGAAAAGACGACTGATGAAGTTAATGAAGAAGAATCACGCTTTATGTATTGGGGGAATAAATTAGAAGCATTGGTTGCTGAGGAGTTTGCTGTTCGCACTGGATATAGTGTCCGTAACAATAACTACACATTGCAATCCATAGAGTATCCGTTTTTATTAGCTAATATTGACCGTGATATTGTAGGAATTGATGCGGGTCTTGAATGTAAAACGGCAAATGCATTTAAACGTGATGAATGGGAAGGCGATCAAGTACCGGATGCATACTATATCCAATGTCAGCACTATATGGCGGTTACAGGGTATTCCTCTTGGTGGATTGCTTGCTTATGCGGTGGTAATGAGTTCTTTTACAAGGAAATCCCAAGAAATGAAGACGTTATTACAGCCATTATTGATACGGCTCGAGAATTTTGGAACATGGTTGAACAGCGTATTATGCCGGCGGTAGATGATTCCGAACGCTGTAATAAATTACTTAAAGAAATGCATAAAACTAGCAATGGTAAAACGATTGATGTACCGGATACAGCAACAATTTTTATTGAACAGTACAAGTCAGCCGATAAAGCTGAAAAAGAAGCAAAGGCGTTAAAAACGGAAGCGCAAAGTCAATTATTTAGTTTGCTCGGTGATAATGAGCAAGGATTTGTAGATACGTATACCGTTAATTGGACGCAGGTGGCAGGACGAAAAACGTTTGATAAAAAGCGTTTTGAGACAGACTATCCGCAATTAGCAAAAGAGTACACAGTACAAGGTGAACCTACAAGAAGATTCAGCATTAAGGGATAAAGGAGAATACAATTATGGCATCAACGAGCGGCATCACGTTAAAAAATAACAGTCTTAAACCATCAACTAAAGAACCGGTAACATTAAGCAGTATGTTAGCATCTGAGGATGTTAAAAAACGTTTTAATGAATTACTGGGGAAAAAATCACCCGGCTTTATCACCAGTTTATTGTCAGTGGCCAACAATAACAAACTGTTAGCCAAAGCAGACCCCAAGACAATTGTTGCAGCCGGTGCCATGGCGGCTGCCTTAGACTTACCGATTAACCAAAATTTAGGATATGCCTATATTGTTCCGTATGGCGGTGAAGCACAGTTTCAAATGGGGTATAAGGGGTATATTCAGCTCGCTATGCGAACCGGCCAATATAAGACGATTAACGCTTGTGAAGTATATGAAGGCGAAATTGTTAACGAAAACCGTTTCACCGGTGAGTTTGAATTTGGTGATCGTACCGGTGATGAGATTATCGGTTATATGGCATACTTTAAGCTTATTAATGGCTTTGAAAAGTATATTTTTATGAATATGAAAGACATGCAAGCGCATGCTCGTAAGTATAGCAAAAACTATAAAGGGGGTACGGATAAATGGGGCATTGCAGATTTTCATAGTATGGCGATTAAAACGGTACTTAAACGCTTAATCAGTAAATATGGCATCTTATCAATCGAAATGCAAGCGGGATTAACAATGGCAATGGAAACAGACGGCGGAATTATTAAAGACAATGACGGTAGATTAGAAGCCGACTTTGACACGATTGAAGTAGAGGGTACCTATGTTCATTCAGAAACAGGTGAGGTTATTGAAGATGCCTATGCTTCCAATGAGTTAACTGATGAAGAAAAAGCCGCTATTATTGCAGCTGAACAAGAAGAATCATAATAATATTTGGTATGGTATACGGTAAGTTGCTTTTATAGTGACTTACCGATATCCAAAAGGAGATTATATGAGTAGACCCCGAAAACCGGGCATTCGGTATTTTCCTTTGGATACGGATTTCTTTGAAAATAAAAAGGTAAGGAGACTTACTAGAGCATTCGGAGCAATTGCCGCCTCCGTACTAGTCAACCTGCTATGTACTATCTACAAAGATAAAGGGTATTACATGCGGTGGGATGATGAGACGCTGGCTTTTCTGGCTGATGAACTTGGTCTTAAAGTTGGCACTGTGCGAGAGATTGTCGTGAAGGCGATTCAAGTGGGATTCTTCGATGCGAATATGGCGAATCTATTTGGTACTGATGAGATGAAGTCCAAAGGAGATTACAACGGCATACTTACTTCAATTGCGATTCAAGAGCAGTACTTTGATACATGCAAACAATCAAAAAGAAGTGAGGTATGTTATGACGCAAGATTTCTGCTCATTTCTATGAAACCGTATGAAAAAATAGTTAACTCTGGAGAAAACTCAATTAACTCCGGAGAAAATGAAGTTAACTCCGGAGAAAGTACACAAAGGAAAGTAAAGGAAAGTAAAGAATATACTACTACTTTTACCAGTGAAGATTTGAAATTATTTTTTCAAAATTATATTGAAAACGGATTCGGTGCTATATCCGGATTGTCTAAAGAGATATTGATTGATGATGCCAATACGTATGGTATAGCTTGGTGTAATGCAGCTATGGAAATTGCTGTTTCATGTAATAAAAGAATGTGGGCCTATGTAAGAGCCATATTGAAACGATGGAATAGTCAATATAATTTGTCAGAAAAACCATGGGAGGTGGAAGCAAGTGGAACATGTAAGCAAAGTCACGCACAATTTAAAAAAGATGTGCGAGCAGTATCATCAAGTGGCAATGGAACGGGAGCGGTTGACTGGACAAACGACCCCGACCATTTCTAAGCCGATAAATTGGGAGTATTACGGCATATATAAACGATTTCGACATGTTGAGATAGCAACTATGGATGTAGCCACTGACAATGCAATTGCCTTTGAAGTTATTAAAGACTATGCCAGTCATATTGTAGACAATCTTAATCAAGGATTGGGGCTTATTATTAAAGGTCCTGTTGGAACCGGAAAGACTACGGCTGCGATTGCCATTATGAAAGAAGCTATTAAGCATAAAAAAAGTCCCTATTTTATCTCTATGATTTCGCTTCTCGATAAATTGATGAGTTTTAGAGATCAAGAAGAGCGATATGAATTTGAGCAACGCATTCAAAATTGTCCGTTATTGGTCTTAGATGATTTGGGCGGCGAATATATCGGCAAAAATAAGGAAGATAGCTGGATGCTTAAGCGTATTATGTCAATTATTGCCGAACGGTATCAGCGGTCAAAATCGATAATTATTACAACTAATTTACCAATTAAAGAGTTAGCGGCGCGATATGATCAACGGGTAATTGATAGAATCCGTAGCACAAATCAAATCATAACATTGCTTGGTGATAGTTTGCGAAAAGAAGAATGGAGAAAATTATGAATTCAGTGCAGATATTAGGTAATTTAGCGCGGGACCCGGAAGTGCGCTTTACTAAAACCGGTAGAGCCGTAGCATCCTTTACAGTGGCTGCGACAAACACATATTTTGATTCCACTACCAATGAGCAGAAAGAACAAACAGCATTCATAAACTGTGTAGCTTGGGGTAAATTAGGGGAAGCAGCTGGTAACCTACGTAAAGGGAGTCGTTGTTTTGTTGAAGGTCGTTTGAATACCCGTTCTTATGAAACGCAGGATGGGCAAAAGCGCTATGTAACTGAAGTAGTAGCTAACTTTGTTGGAGTATCTTTGAATGCTCCGATAAGTGAAGCATCTAATTTTGATAGCTTTGAACGTACAGACAGTGCTGAAGAAAAAATACCGTTTTAGGAAATGGGTGATACTATGATGGATTTAATAGCCGTTAATGTTACAGAGGAAGACAAGCAAATAGTAAGTGGTAGAGATTTGCATATGTTTTTGGAAATCGGAACGCAATATACAAAATGGTTTGAAAGAATGTGTGAATACGGTTTTAGTGAAAATGTTGACTTTAGAGCTGTTAGTCAAAAAAGACTAACAGCTCAAGGTAACGAATCTACCTTTATTGATCATGAACTGACTATCGATATGGCGAAGCAATTATGTATGTTAGCTCGAAATGATAAAGGTAAGCAAGCACGAGAGTATTTTATTCAAATTGAACGGGATTGGAATAGTCCAGAAAAAGTCATGGGGCGAGCGTTAAAAATTGCGAATAATGTAATTAACAATCAGAAAATAACGATTGCACAACAAAATCAGCAACTACAAGAACTACAGCCAAAGGCTACTTATTATGATTTGGTATTGCAGAATACTAGTTTATTAAGTATCACTCAAATTGCTAAGGATTTTGGATTGAGTGCTAGACGATTAAATCAAATCCTAAAAGATAAGGGTGTGCAATACAAGCAATCGGACCAATGGTTTTTATATCAGAAATATGCTGATAAAGGATACACTTCTAGTAAAACTACAGCATTAGATGCGGAACGCAGTGTAATGCATACATATTGGACGCAAAAAGGGCGGCTTTTTATTTATGAACTACTGAAAAGTATGAATATATTACCTTTGATTGAGCAGGTGGCATGATGAATAGTAGAGAAAAAGGCAAAAAAGGTGAACGTGAATTTGCTTCATTGTGCCGTGATAAAGGATTTTCAAAAGTTCGCCGTACACAGCAGTATTGCGGTAATACAGGTGAAGCAGCTGATGTTGTTGGCTTACCGGGTGTACATGCTGAAGTTAAGCGTGTTGAAAATCTAAAAATATACAATGCGATTGAGCAAGCAAAAAGAGATTCTCAAAAGTCTGGGCGTGTACCAGTGGTATTTCATAGACGTAATAATCATGAATGGTTAGCAACAATGACTGCGGATGCATGGTTTGAAATGTATCGAGAAAGCGAATTACTGAATAGCAATGATAGGGAGAATGATGATGCTACGAAATGACTTAAAAAAAGGGTTGTTAAATTATTTATACAGCATTGGCGGTCGATTTATTGCTCGTGATTATGGTGGAGAATTGTATTTATATGACGAAAAGCCAGAGAGATCTATGCTTTCATTTATGGCACAAAATTATTCAAGTTAAGAATATAAAGGAAAGGGTGCAAACAGAAATTGAGAGGAAAAAGGAATGAGGTTAAAACTATGCATACACGAATGACCATGCAACGGCTACAAGCAACTAGAGAAACAATAGAGAGTATTCTCTTTAATTTGGGCGAAATTAGAACATTTTTAAATGAGTTAAATTTTGATTTTGCAAGATTAAGAAGTGATAGCAATGGTAGATTTATGATTTCATATGAGCCTTTGGAGGGTGAATTTATATTGTTAAGACATCAAATAAAAACGGTGGAGAAAATTATTGATGACGAAATAAAGGATAGAACAAAGAAGGGGTAAATTATCAAAATAAGGCTAATGTAGACATGGTTCATAGCCCTAGTCATTACAAATTAAGAGGCTTAGACATTGAGAGTGTGGATGTGATTAGATCCGTATTAAGTGACGAGGAGTATTGTGGTTGGTGCAAAGGCAATGCTTTAAAGTACCTATTTAGGGCAGGCAAAAAAGATAATGAGGTGCAGGACCTTAGTAAGTGTGGTGTATATCTTAATTGGTTTGTAGATAAATTAAAAGGCGAGGTTTAATTATGACAGTTACAGGTTTAATGTTTGTATTTTTGTTTGGGTTAATAATAGGGATATTATTTGGTTTAGCTTATATCGTTTGGAGGGATTAATATAGACTTAAACAAAATTAAAGATGAGGCAGTTAAGCGAATATGCAACGAGGAGAATAGACTAGAGATTGTTATCAAGATAATAAAGCTAGTGTGTAAGCTTGGTGGATTTAAGATAATGCAACGCATTAGCTTAGAGGATAAAAAGAGCGGTAGGCGTTATGATTAGGAGATGGTTGATTGACTGCGATGGAATGTTTAGAACGGATTAGGGATATGCAGATAGAGCTACGTAAGCTAGAGCGTGACATAAAAGAGTTAAGAGCAAAACTGTACTCTTTAAAGGCTATTGACTATGTTAAAGAGCATATCAGTGGCGGGACCCCGAAAGATTTAGGTGACCAAATAGCTCATTTTAATGCAAGGTTAAAATTTGTGCAGAATAAATGGGCAAGATTTGTACGATATAGTGACTTTGTTGATAGTATGATAAATCAAATAGAATCTTGTCAGTTGCGAGCGTTATTACACGAGCGATATATAAACGGAGGTAGTTGGGAGCAAGTTGCTGAGGTAGTAGGTGTGTCTAGGCAATGGATAGACCGTCGGATGCACAGGCTGGCAATTAAAGAATTTGAAAAAATTTTTAAAAACAGTTTACAAGAGTTTACAGCAGTTTACAACGAATGTGTTGTATAATGTAAGCTGTAGAAAGAAGCTTAAAGGCTTTTAGTTTTACACTTGCTCCTCAAAATTATACCTAGACACAAAATGCAAGAAGGCACCTGAAAGGGTGCTTTTTTACATGGAAGAGTACCCAAGTGGATTAAGGGAGCTGTCTTGAAAACAGCGAGACGTTTAAACGTGCGTGGGTTCGAATCCTACCTCTTCCGCCACATTGCCTAGTAGCACAACGGTAGTTCAG